ATAAGAGTGGAAGGGGAGAGCGTGGTCTAAGTCAAATTTTCGTGTGCGCGTTATTTAGGAAGGGGGGGTAAAAATGGGAAGGAAGTCTACACCGAGCGCCCTCAAGTCAATCGCGGGAAATCCGGGGAGAAGGCCAGTCAATAAGACTGAGTTTCGCCCAGTTGCGGGTATTCCTGATTGTCCTAAGCATCTGCGCGGGGAAGCAAAAAAAGAATGGATGCGAGTCACCGAGGAACTTGGCGGCTATCAGATGATTTCAGCGGTTGATCGTGGCGCACTGGCGATGCTCTGCACGCAGTGGGGGCGGTATGTTGAAGCTGAAGAAATGATCGCAGCGGCGGCAAAGGCTGATCCAAAGAATCACGGTCTTTGTGTGGCTTCGCCTAACGGCCACATGGTGCACTCGTTTGCGCTGACTGCCAGCAACAAGGCAATCGAAATTTACAAAAGCATGTGTTCGGACTTTGGTCTCACGCCTGCGTCCCGCGTGAACATGGCTCCAGCTACCACGCAATTGTCATTATTTGAACCAACTATCGTGGGGAGTGAAACGCCAAGCGCACCAAAAACGCTTGGAAGTTTCAATAAACGCTGATGATGCCGTTCATTGCGCGGGCGAATCGCTACGCGCAAGCGGTTTTGTCCGGTGAAATCCTCGCCTGCAAGTGGGTGAAAGCAGCGGCTAGACGCTTTCTTGATGACCAGATTCGTGTAGAAACGAACTGGCCGTACTACTTGGATGAAGAAGCAGGCTCGCGTGTTTGTGAATTTATTGAATTACTGCCTCATGTTGAGGGGGAATGGGGCAAGCCGATCTGGATTGACGGCCTTCAAGTCAATCAAACGATCAAGCTCGAAGACTGGCAGATCTTCATTCTGGTCAATCTGTTTGGTTGGTTAGAAAAATCGACAGGCCTGCGTCGCTTTCGACGTGCCTATGAAGAGGTCGCACGCAAGAACGCAAAGAGCACGATGGCGGCGGGTGTTGCCTTGTATCTGGTCGCTGCTGATGGCGAACCGGGTGCGCAAGTCTACAGCTTCGCGACCAAGAAGGAACAAGCCAAAATCGTCTGGAAAACCGCTCGCGCCATGATGCAGAAGGAAGCTGGTTTTGGTGAGCTGGGCATGCAAGAAAACACCAGCGCGATCTACAACACCGAAACCAACAGCGAATTTAAAGCACTTGCCCGTGATTTCGGCTCCCTTGATGGACTAAATACGCATGCTTTTATCGCTGATGAGTTGCATGCACAGGCAGATCGTGGACTGTATGACGTGCTTGATAGCTCCACTGGTGCGCGATCGCAGCCGATGGGCTTCTCGATTACGACAGCAGGAAGCAATCGTGCTGGCATTTGCTACGAATTACGCACCTATGCCACCAAGATTTTGAATGCAACACTCCTTAGACATAAGGGTTTGGGCTACAAAATCGAAGGGGAAGCGGTCGAAGATGACACGTTCTTCGGGATCATCTTCACGATTGATGCGGGTGACAACTGGCAAGACGAAGCGTGCTGGCCTAAAGCCAATCCGAACTTTGGTGTGTCAGTCAAACCGAGCGACATGCAGTCGGCATGCAAGAAAGCATCCGTCATGATGTCGGCTCAAAATGAATTCTTGACCAAGCGATTGAACATTTGGGTGAATGCAGATACAGCATGGATGAACATGCGTTTCTGGGATGAATGCGCCGATGAGTCATTGCGAATTGATGACTTCAAGGGCAGTGAATGTATCGTTGCACATGACTTAGCGAGCAAGGTCGATATCGCAGCCAAGATGCGTTTGTTCTGGCGTGATATCAACGGCATTCGGCACTACTACGCGTTCGGTGAATACTTTCTAAATCAGTTCGCGATTGAGGATGGTAGAAATTCACAGTATGCAGGATGGGCAAAGTCCAAACGTCTGCACAGTACACCTGGCAACGTAACCGACTTTGCAGTGATCGAAGAATCTTTGCTTGCTGATGCGGCGAAATTCACGATCACACAAGCGCCGTACGATCCGTTTCAGGCAACGCAGTTTAGCCAACGCATGATTGACGAAAATTTGCCGATGATCGAAGTAGGTCAAACGGTTAAAAATTTTAGCGAACCCATGAAATGGCTAGAAGCACTTGTGCTCGAAGGCAGATTTCACTTTGATGGCGATCCAGTTCTCACTTGGATGGTCAGCAACGTGGTATGTCATCGCGATGCGAAAGACAACATCTTCCCACGTAAAGAGCGCGAGGAAAACAAAATAGACGGCGTAGTAGCGCTAATCATGTGTCTCAACCGAGCGATTAACGAAGCTCCCGAGACCAATATTGATGACTTTATTAACAATCCGGTGGTCGTATAAATGACGATATTTAACAAGGCAGTCAACTGGCTAATCAAGTCAGTTGCGGGGCGAATCACGTCCATGCAATCGACGGTCGGTGGCAGTGATTCGTACTCTGGCGAGATCGTGAACCAGCAAACAGCAATGCAAATTGCCACAGTCTGGGCGTGTATTCGCTTGATTGCAGAGACGATTGCAACGCTCCCGATGATCATGTATGAGCGTGATGTCAAAGGTGGCCGCAATGTAGCACGCGACCACTGGCTGTATCGACTATTACATGACCAGCCCAACGCCAACATGACGGCGGTGGAGTTTTGGGAATGCGTCGTATCGCAATTGTGCTTATGGGGCAATGCGTATGTGCTGAAAACGTACATAGGCAATCGGATTGTTTCTCTCGATCCGCTCAAGCCAAACCTGATGCAAGTCAAAACCGATGTGAATGGCGATCTTTTCTATATCTACACCACGTCAAGCGGTTTAAAAACTTTCACAGAAAAAGAGATCTGGCACGTCAAAGGCTTTGGCATTGATGGCTTGGTTGGTTTATCGCCAGTCTCGTACGCGAGAAACAGCCTAGGAGCTGCGATCGCAACTGATCGTGCCTCTGGCAAGCTATTTGCGAACGGCATGCGTGCAGGTGGCGCGTTGACGATGCAGAACATTCTCACAAAGGAACAACGAGAACAGATCCGCGAGTCTATGGCTGCGCAGCTCGCAGGTACAGCAAATACAGGCAAGCTCATGGTGCTTGAAGGTGGTTCGACGTATCAATCACTGTCCATGAATCCTGATGACGTACAAATGCTAGAAACAAGAGCATTTCAAGTTGAGGAAATTTGCCGATGGTTTCGAGTGCCCCCGTTCATGATTGGTCACTCTGAAAAGTCCACCAGTTGGGGCACTGGTCTTGAACAACAAATGATCGGCTTCTTAACCTTTGCATTGCGGCCATATCTCACGCGATTAGAACAAGGCATTAAAAAGAGTTTGCTGCCTCCACCAGATCGTTTGAAGTATTTTGGAGAGTTCAGTATCGAAGGTTTGATGCGTGCAGACTCAGCCGGTCGCGCTGCTCTATATGCGTCAGGCGGTCAAAACGGCTGGATGACACGCAACGAAATTCGTGAATTAGAAAACCGTCCACCTGTCGCAGGCGGTGATGAACTCACAGTGCAAAGTAATTTATTGCCGATCAACCTACTCGGCAAAACCACACCAGACAAAGTAGCGAAAGACGCATTCGCCAGTTGGCTTGGCTTACCCACTTTTGGAGAGAATAATGAATCGTAAAAACAAACCGGGCATGAAGATTCGTTGCTTCGATCTTGACGTGAAGTCGGTCAACACCGAAGGCGCATTCAAAGGTTATGGCTCCGTGTTTGGCGTGGTCGACAGCTACGGTGAAGTCGTCGCACCAGGTGCGTTTGCCAATAGTTTGAAAGCCCTAGCGGATAAAGGACGCACGATCCCAATTTTGTGGCAGCACCGCACAGTAGAGCCAATTGGATCATGGGTGAATCTCAAAGAAGATGCGAATGGTCTCCTAGGTGACGGTGAGTTGTGGCTCGAAGAAGCGCCAAACGCCAAAGTTGCTTATAAGGGGATGCAAACACGCTCAATCACAGGCCTATCGATTGGCTACTACGTGATCAAGTCTTCATACAACGAAAAGACTGGCATTCGCACATTGGAAGAAGTCGATCTGGTCGAGATCAGCATAGTCACCACACCAGCCAACGACGAAGCCCGTATCGACTTGATCAAATCCAAGATCGCACACGGCAATTTGCCCGAGTTACCCGAGTTCGAAAAGTTCCTGCGCGAGGCAGGCTTTTCAAAAACGCAGTCCACAGTCATCGCAAACCGTGGCCTGAAACATTTGCTGCAGAGTGAGTCTGCCAGCGACCGCGAAAATGAAGTAAGCCTCGCGCCATTAGCTGCGCAATTAAATAGTTTTTCTCTTTCAAATCTTTTATAAGGAAACATCATGGGTAACATTCCTCATGCGCGTCAGTTAGAACGCAAAGCAGCCGGTGATCGTGCTGACGATCAATTAGAACTGAAGTCCATCCACGACGGCTTAGCGAAGCGCGATGCCGAGATCAAAGCCTTCTGTGAGAAGGCTGCGTTAGAAATCAAAGAAACGGGCAAGGTCAGCTCTGAAACTGCCGCATCAGTGAAAAAACTGTCTGAAGACGGCGTGGCGATCCTAGCGCGTCTCGATGAGGTCGAGCAAAAGCTGGCGCGTCGCGGTGGTGATCAAGACCAAGTCGTTAAGTCGAATGGTCAATTATTCACAGATTCGGACGACTTCAAGTCGCTGCAAGCCAAAGGTCGCGGCACTGCCCGGATTGCGTTGAAGGCTGTAACTAACATCACGAGTGCGACAACTGGTACTGGTGGCGTTGGTGCTGCGATCCGTCCAGATCGTTTGGAAGGTGTCGTAACGCCCAATCTGCGTACGTTCACTGTGCGTGACTTGCTTATGCCAGGTCGTACAGGATCGAATGCGATTGAATACGTGCGTGAATCTGGCTTTCAAAACATGGCAAACGCTGTGGCAGAAGGTGGAACACGTTCAAAATCGGACTTGTCATTTGAGTTGAAAAACACGCCAGTACGCACTGTCGGTCACTACGTTCTAGCTTCCAAGCAAGTGTTGGATGATGTCCCAATGCTGCAAAGCTATATCGATGGTCGCATGCGTTATGGTCTCGCATACAAAGAAGAGCTTGATATCTTGGGTGGCGATGGTGTAGGGCAAAATCTGTTGGGTATCATTCCTCAATCTACGCCTTTTAACAATGCATTGCGCAAAGCTGGTGATACGAAGATCGATACATTGCGCCGTGCAATCTTGCAATGTCGAATTGCAGAGTTTAAGCCAAATGCGATTTTGCTTAATCCAACGGATTGGGCTGATATTGAATTGCAAAAAGACTCGACAGGGCAGTACATCTGGGTCAATGTTGGCACAGGCTCAGAGCCTCGTATGTGGCGTGTTCCGGTTATCGATACCAATGCTTTAGCAGGCGATCATTTCTTAGTTGGCGCGTTCGATATGGGCGCGCAAATTTTTGATCGTGAAGATGCTAACGTCGAAGTATCGACCGAAGACGGTGATAACTTCAAAAATGGCATGGTCACCATCTTGGCGCAAGAGCGTTTGGCACTCGCTGTCATCCGTCCTGAATCCTTCATCTATGGCGCATTCACGGCACCGTAATTGAAACGGTTGAGAAATAGTCTGTAAGCGGTTTATATCCACCTTACTATGAGAATGGGCAGAGCAATCTGCCCATTTTTTTATCATGAAAAAAGTAAAAATTCTCAAGCCATTCCAAAGTAGCGGTATTTGGTTTTCTGTCGGTCAAATTGTTGAAGTCGAAGATCTACGTGCGCGAGACCTGGCAGAGTCAGGCTTAGCGGAAGAAGCAAATGACGCGATTCAAACAAAGCCAAGTTTGGCAACGCAAGGAAAAAAGCGTCAACCGGCTGAAACAAAGAAAGGCAAGTCGCCTACCGTCAATGCACTGATTATCGAAGGCGATCAAGGCGATCAAGGCGATCAAGGCGATCAAGGCGATCAAGGCGATCAAGGCGATCAAGGCGATCAAGGCGATCAAGGCGATCAAGGCGATCAAGGCGATCAAGGCGATCAATCTAACGAAACCAACGATCAAGGCTGAACACCATGCTGGTCACAACTGAACTCGCGATGGCGCATTGCAATGCCGATGAAGACGATGCACAGCTGATCTCGTTCTATCTCGAAGCAGCAGAGCAAGAAGCCAGCGATTTTATCAATCGCAAAATCTATGCAACGCAAGAAGAGCTAGATGCGGCCGTCGATGCAGACACGGCAGGGTTAGCACCAATGGTCGTCACATCGGCAATCAAAAACGCGATCCTGTTGATCGTCGGGCATCGCTTTGCCAATCGCGAGGACGTTGTGATCGGCACGATCTCATCGCCACTACCTAATGGCTCACGGTCACTCTTGCAGCACTATCGTTTTGGTATGGGAGCGTAAATGATACGCGCAGGCAGAATGAATCGCACCATCATCATCGAAGCGCTAAGCCAGTCCAAAGACTCGCACGGCGGCTTAGTTGATACGTGGTTACCAGTACCGTTTGGCACATCAACGGATGGCAAAGTCCGCGCTGCAGTTGTGCATCTGTCGGGTAAAGAAAAGCGATTACAAAGCAAAGATGGCACGATCACCGAAGCAGTCAGCGAGTTCACGATTCGCTACAAGTCGGCGATCAACACGACCATGCGCATCAACTATGACGGCAGCATTTATAACATTAAGCACGTCAATGATCTGAATTGTGCACACCGCATTCAAATCATTACCTGTGATACGGGGTTAAACGATGGCCGCTGAAAAGATTGAAGGTCTAGCAGATCTACGCAAAGGCTTTCAATCGATTTCAAAAGACATGGAGTTGCGCACATCGCGAGCGATGGTAGTTGCAGCTGGCGGTGTTTTAAAAAAAGAAGCAAAGGCACTGGCTCAGCAGCAAGGCTTGCGAAAAACAGGTGCATTGATCGACAACATCGCTATCAAACGTGAGAAAACACCAGAAGGCATAGCGCAATACAACCTCGGTGTGCGGCATGGTCGAGACTTAGGACGCAAGGCAAAAAAAGTTTTGACGGTCAAGGCAAGTGGTCGGGTCGGCACTAAGTACGTGAATGATCCGTTTTACTGGTCATTCTTGGAGTTCGGTCGCAATATTTATCGCGGATCAACGACTGCCCGCAACATGAACAGCAAGCGAAAGCGTATGAAAACCACGAAGACCGTAGTGGGTCGAGTAGCAGCAACACCGTTCATCGCGCCATCACTTCAAAACAAGCGTACAGAAGCAATCGAAGCCATGAAAAAGCGACTGCAAAAGACCTTAGAGAAGGCAAATAAATGAGCATCAAGCAAGCCATCATTACTGCGCTAACGCCAGTTTTAAGTAATACGTGGGCTGTGGAGTTGCCACAAAATCCAACGTGGCCAGCCATCGTCTTTGATATCGAGACGCAGCCAGAAAAAGGCTGGGTCATGGGTGGAGGTTATGAGCAGCACACAGTGTCGGTCGCAATCCTCGCAAAGACGCAAGCTGAGATATCCGCACTGCACGAGCAGGTCAAAGTCGCAATGAAGGCCATCGCTGGCTATTTAGAAGACGGCGATCACGGTGATGCAGATTATGAGCCAGATGCAAGCGTGTACGGCTACTACTCAAACCACGTGATCCGCAGGCGTCAGTAGTACAGACGTCTGCACAACGATTTTTTTCAACGCCCGCCTAGCGGGTTTTTTTATGGGTGAAGCAAATGAAACCAAAGAATCAGCTAGTGACATCGCAATCCGATGTCACAAAGCAGGACACGCAACCGGCTACACAGCCATTGCTTGATACACCTGCAGCAAAGCAGGCTAAAGCGACCGACGTGCTAGCTGTCGATGCGCATGCAGGCAATGGCGGCAGCTACATTTTCGATCCTGAAACGGGTCTTCGTACGGCGGCATAGCCCGCTTTTTTTAAACCAAAAGAGAGAAATCTATGTCTAAATATATGACAAACATGGTGGTGCTGGCAGCCTTACAGCCTGTCCTTGGTACTGCGGCTGCATTGACAGGAGCGAATGCGATTTTATGCCGTGGTGCGCAACCTCGCCCAGTGGTTGCTGCCTCTGAAGATCGTAACAACATCAAGCCTTATTTTGGGCATTCTGGCAGCGTGATTACCTCGGTTTACTCTGAGGTTGATTTTGAAGTGGAATTTGCCACATCGGGTAGTAAAGGTGTTGCGCCTAAATGGAATAACTTAATGCGTGCTTGCGCGATGAGTGAAACCATTACAGCGACGACGAGCGTAGTGTACGCACCAATCACGAACGCGCAAGAGCAAATCACATTGGACATCTTTATTGATGGTATTCGTCACCGAATGCTTGATGCAAAGGGTACGTTTAGTTTTGAGGTGAAATCAAAATCGACCTCCCTTATTAAGTTCAAATTTACTGGTTTGTACGTCAAGGCAGTGGATGCAGCTATGCCAGTCGGTGTGGATTACACCGCGTTTACTGATCCGTTGCCAGTGAATTTCGACAATACGCCCACCTGGGAATTGTTTGGAGAAACAGGTGCGCTTGAATCCATGAGTTTTGACATCGCGAATCAAGTGACGCATCGTAACCTGATCGGTTCCCAAGGCATACAAATCACAGAACGGAAGCCGACAGGTAGTGCCTTGCTGGAAATGGGAACGATTGCGGATAAGGATTGGTTTGATGCTGTCATCAAAGCAGAGTTAGGTTTAGCCCGCATCGTACATGGCAATGTGGAAGGGCGCATCATTGAAATCAACGCGCCAAAAACACAGCTTTCTGATCCGGCCTATTCCGATTCTGATGGTGTTGCCATGATTGGCTTGAAAACTATTTACAAGCCCAATCTCGGTAATGATGAGCTAACGATCACACTTCGTTAATCGTTACTACTTCTCGTAATCGATTATCACTTAGCCCACTTCGGTGGGCTTTTTTTATACCTAAAAGAAGGAAACATCATGGCATTTAACATGAATCTTAAGCCCACTTTTGTGGCACGTATCAATGTAGAAACAGCGAACAGCAAGGGTGGTATTGATTCCTCTCATTTTATGTGCGAGTTCAAGCGCCCGACTCTGGATCAACTCGATGCACATTTTAAACAAAAGCCCATTGAGTTTTTGCCTGAAGTCATTGTCGGTTGGTCTGAGCTTAACAATAACGGCGAACCTGTTGCGTTTAACGAAGATCACCTGGCAGCATTGCTCAGTATTCCAAGTGCAATACTCGGCTTGCGAGAAGCCTATTTTGAAGCCGCAGCAAAGGCTAAATCAAAAAACTAGAGGCCGCTGCTCGCTACTGGGCTGGCGAGCGGCCTACGCCTGCAATTGCGATGGATGCTAGCGTTTTAAAAAGTCTAATTGCAATGCAGGCAGCGCCCGAAGTCATTGACGCAGTGAAGAAACAGCATGCTTCCAAAGAGGAAAACTTTGCAGTGTATGAGGATAACTGGGAATCGCTCATGTTCTTCTTGGCAGTGGCGAATCAATGGAACGTCACCGCGAACGTCTCCAATCTGATTTATTTGGGTCTTAACTGGTCAGGCATTGAGTCTGTAATACGAACCTTTAGACCGGTACAAAAAGCAAAACGAGCGCAGCTTTTCGATGATTTACGCATCATTGAGCGGGCTGCACTTTCAGTCTTAAACAAAACGAAGGAATGATGATATGTCCGCACTTGGTTCGCTGGTCGTCAAATTGGCATTGGATTACGCTGAATATACTCAGGGGCTAGATAAATCCAGTCAAGAGGCGCTTAAATTTGCGCAGAACTCCCAAAAGAGTTTTGACAAAGCCAGCGAATCCGCGCGGGAGTTTTTCTCCAATGCCGCAAAAAATGCAGCTGGAGCGGTTGCGGCCTACATGGGTGTAAGTAGCGCAATTGGAGTCATGAGTAAATCCATTGATGAGCTTGCATCGTTGGATGATATGTCACAAAAAACAGGCGCGTCAGTGGAGAACTTATCGCGCTTGCAGCAAGTTGCAAAAATGACTGGTGTCGAATTTGGAAGTGTGGACGATGCCATCATTAAGCTGTCTAATGGTCTTGGTGGTTTGGATGATGAAAATAGCAAGGCGAGTCTTGGCCTAGAGCGTTTGGGCATATCGTCCAAGGATGCTGCTGGGAATCTGCGTGATCCTGCTGAGCTGGTAATTGACATTGCAAAGCGTTTGCAAGGCTATGGCGATGGCATGGACAAAGCGGCCTTAGCAACTCAACTGTTTGGCAAGTCGGGCGCAGACTTAATTCCGTATTTAAATGATGTGAATGAGAATGTGGATAAGTTCTCAGGGGTGTCCACTGAGGCTGCACAAAAAGCGTCTGAATTGCAAGACCGATTTGGAGAACTGAAAACCCGCGCCGATGGATTGTCGATGCAAATCACAACGGCATTGCTACCTGCTTTCAATGGCATCTCAAAGGCGATGATCGATGCCTATGACGAAGGCGGCAAGCTGGAAGCCTTATTGGTCGGTATGGGTGGGTTGGGCGCATTTCTGTTTACCGATGAGTTTGACAGCGACAAGAAAAAACTGAATGACCTGCGCGAGACTTTGAGCGAATTGGAGCAAGAGTTAAAAGACAGAGAGGCCAGTTGGGGCTTTCATGGCTCACTAAAGCGCTTATTGTTTGGTGGTTATGCATTTGACGAACTTCCAAAGGCGATTGCTTACACCCGGTGGGAAGTAGAGCAGTTAGAAGGGAGTCTTAAAAAAGGTATGACAGCGGCATCTATGCCTGCCACGCCTGGCCCCGTATCTGGTGCACCGAATTCAAGTGCAAGAATAGAAGCAGAGCGCGAAGCGGAACAACGTCGCAAGCGAGCAATAAGCGAAGCAGAAGCCCAATTTAAGGCGCAAGAAAAGTTTATTCAGCAATTGGAAAGGGAAGCGGTTGTCTTTAATAAATCGGCGGCGGAAATAAAACTCTACGATGCGGCTAAATTAGGATTGAAAGGTGCTCGTCTTGAGCATGTGAAATCGTTGATTGAAGAAATTGAAGAGCAGAAAAAATCAAAGAAATTAAGTTTGGAATCAATCGAAGATAACTTGAGATTTTCGGAGTCACTTCAACAAAAGACAGAAGAAATCTATAAGCAAATCAACGAGCAAAATAAGCTCAATTTTTCAATCGGTTTATCTGCTAGCGAGCTTGCCAGTGTCGAGATCGCGGAAATCGAATTGCAGGCCGCTCGCGAAGATTCTATTGCAAGCATCAAGGATGAGATCGATTGGAGTGGAAAGCTGGGTGTTGAGCATCGAGAGCAGGCCGCTGCCTTGCGCGAGCTTGCCAAAGTCAAGCGTGAAGGTCTGTCTAAGTCACAAGACAACGATGAAGCCAATGAAGTTGCGCAGCGGTTCAATCGATCTATGCAATCAATGGAGAGTGAATCCAAGCGGTTTTATGATGATCTGTACCGTGGCCTATCGGATAGTTTGTATCGCGGTTTTGAATCGGGCAAAGGCTTTGGTAAGTCTTTTATGGATAGCATCAAAAACCTATTCAAAACCACGGTTCTAAAAATAGCAGTACAGGGCGTTATGACCGGAGTGCTCGGCATGGGCGCTAGTGGGTATGCTAACGCGCAAAGCATGCCAAGCGCTGGCATGAGCATGATGCAGTCGATTGCCACTGGAAAATCGATCTGGGATAGTTTTAGCGCAGCTGCGGGGGCATCTGGATTCGCGGGCAATATCGGAGCAGGTATTACTGGCTTTGGCAACATGGTCGGGTCTTCGTCAATTGCTTCTTTTGGCAGCGGCATGGGCTTGTCAAGCGCTGCAGCGAGTCAAGCGGCTGGCGCATATAACGCGGCAGGAATGGCGAGTACCGGGTCGGCGATCAACGCTGGCGCATCTGTTGCAAATGCCATGCCTTATGTTGCAGCGGCGGTGGCTGCGTTCCAAGGTATGAAAGCGATCAACGGAGAGTACCGCTTGAATGGCATTTCTGCTGACGCTGGTGCGGCTATTTTTGGCATCGCGCCTCGCTTGTTTGGCATGAAAGAAAAGGAAATGGGAGGGCAAACAGTCACGGGTACGCTCGGGACTGACAACTTAATGCGTAACCAGCCTTGGACGCAACAAGGCGGCTTGTTCCGCTCTGATCGATCTGATGTTTGGTCATATGGATTAAAAGACTCCGTTGCAACAACTCGCGACGGTAAATCCTATGTTGATAGCGCAAGCTTACAAAGTGATAAGGTGCTTCTTGAGATAATCAATGGAAGCTACGCTGCGGTTAAAGCGGCAGCCACAGATTTTGCAAAAGCACTTGGATTAAACGCAGAAGAAATCGTAAAGCGCAATGACTCCTTAAACTTAACGCTAGGAAAAACACAAGAGGAAACGGAAAGGGCGTTAGCCAGCGCATTTAGTGGTATAGCGGATTCAATCGCGGTTGATTTAATTCCTAGCATTAGATCTTTACAGAAGGAGGGTGAGACATCTGCAGCAGCGATGGCGCGTCTCGCCACTGGCTTACTTGGTGTGAATGGCGTAATTTCAGCAATTGGATTTGATAAATTTACCGCTGGAATTGAGGGTGCTGGCTCAGCACAGCGTTTAATTGATTTATCGGGTGGATTTGAGCTGTTTGCGACAGGTGCCGCTTTCTTTGCTGAAAATTTTTTGAGTGAAGCCGAAAAGATCAAGCCCACTGTTGATCTAGTTGCTGAAACGATGGCGCGACTTGGCAAATCAACAGTCGACACAATTCCTGAATTTAAAAGCTTGGTGCAATCGCTCGATCTGTCAACAGAGTCCGGCGCGAAGATGTATTCCGAACTAATCGCAATCGCTCCACAATTTAAGAGCGTCGCAGATTATACGGCAAGCCTGAACGGGGTATTGGTTGAAACAAGTACAGCAATCAAGCAAGCTGCAGACGCTGAAAAATTAGCAAATGACACAGCGCAGCAAAGGCTAGGTCTACAAGACGAATACAACCGTCTCACAATGACAAGCGGCGAGCTATTAAAGTCGCAGCGCGATAGTTTGTTTGAATCAAATCGGGGGCTGTTTGATAGCATTCAAGCTGTCAAAGCAAAGCAAGAGGCAGACGCGCAAGCTGCACAAGCGGCCTCGGCGATTGCGAGCGAGCGTAATGGATTGCAGCAGGAATACAATCGTTTAACGATGTCTAGCGCTGATGTTCTAAAGTCGCAGCGTGACGCGATCGATGAGTCAAATCGCGCCTTGTTCGATCAGATACAAGCTGAACAAGAAAAACAAGCGACAGAGAAGCAATTTGCTGCAATTCAAAAATCGACAGACGACCAGCGTCTAGGATTGTTGGCTCAATTGAATGAGTTGACGATGACAAATGAGCAGAGATTAACTGCCCAGCGCTTTGCCATCGACCAGAGCAATGTTGCTTTATATGACCAAGTACAAGCCGTTATAGCGCAAAAAGAAGCCGAAGCAGTGGCAGCACAAGCAGCGGCAGAAGTGACGCGCAAGGCGCAAGAAGTCGCAGCAGCGATTGCTAACGAACGTAACGGATTGCAAGACGAATACAACCGTCTGACGATGAGCAGTGCTGACTTATTGGCACTGCAACGAGACAGCTTGTCTGAATCAAATCGTGGGCTGTTCGATAGCATCCAAGCGCTCA